TTAATATTTAAAAACTATTAAATCCATAGCTTTTTTTAACTGATGTAGGTCCTTATGTGTATAGTGTTTTTCGGTTATGTCATTGCTGGCATGACCTAAAATACGTTTGCTTGCTGTTATATTAGCACCGACATTATTCAATAAACTAGCTAAAGTATGTCGACACTCATGAGGTGTGTGATATTTAATATTTAATTCAATTAGTGTTTTATCAAATTTTGTTCTAAATCTGCTGTAATTCAAATGTATGCCATGTTCATCACAAGCTATAAATTTATTATTTTCTGCTAAAAATTCTATCCAAAAAGGTAACGTTTGTTTATGCAATGGAATAATTCTATTTCTACCAGCCCTGTTTTGCTTTCTCGAATTATTAAATAACGTTGTCTAAGTTTTACATCAGTTTTTTCTATGGCTAGAAATTCACTGGGGCGAGTTCCTAACATCATATGCATTAATATCATTTTGGCATATCTGTTATTAGATGCTCTAAAAAGTTTATAAATTTGTCTAGTATTAAAGATTGTTTTTTTATAAACTTTTTTATCTTTGTCTATATCAACATATCGACTAATATCTTTTTCTGGTGGAATTATTTCGTATTTTACGGCATAGCTATACATGTGATGTAGAACTTGTCTAGCTTTCTTTTGTGTACTATATCCAGCACCATTATCATGTATATCACGTATTGCAGATTGTAAATCACCAATACGAATTTTAGCAAACTGTTTATCGTATAAACGATTTAGATGTTTATAAGCACAATTATAGCTAGATTGTGTATGTTCTTTAATACGTGGATATAAATAAGCTTTTACCAAGCAGAATAGTTCATCAAAAGTAATTTCAGATGGAGAAAAAAGTAAGGGATTTTTATTATATTCACATAAAAAAGCTAACGCACTTTCATAGGTTGTTTCATAACCTATAACTTTTTGACGTCCATCAATGAATTTTCTTATTTCATAGGGACGTCTACGTCGACCACTTTTCTTGGTAATACTACCAAACCCATTAGGTAATTTTAATCTTTTATTATTCAAAATAAATCAACTCCTCTATAGGAGTTTATCAAAGGAGGTAGCACATGAATAATTTTTTAGAAAGTGATTGGGTTAATTTAATAATATTGGTTGTACAAGCTGGTATTGTAAAATTTGCATATAACTTATATAAGGAATATAAAAAAGAGCAGGAAGAAAAAGATAAAAAAGCACAAAATATAGATGGAGCAATAAGAGGACTTCTGCGAGTGGAAATAATAAATATTTGTCACAACGCAGAAAAAGAAGGCTTCTTACCAATTTGGGCATTAGAAAACCTAACAGATATGTACAATACTTATAAGGCTCTAGGTGGTAATGGTGCAATAACAGGATTATATAATAAAACAATTCAGTTGCCTCAAAGAAAAGAGGAGGAATAAAAATTGCAATATGAAAAATTGGATATAGTAAATCTAGTAGTCGTTATAGGGCTTGTAATAGCTTTAATAACGGCTATTTTTTATGGTAATGCAGAACTATCTACAACAATAAGTGCTGGCTTGTTGGGTTATCTGGGTGGACTGGTACGAGTTAATAATTCTACAAATAAAGATATTACAAAATAGGCACTTTTTGTAATGTGTATGCATAATATGTTGCAAAAATAGTTGTTTTTGTAAAACCCATCGAATTTGATGGGTTTTAATAGTGTCGATTTCGATGTGGTTAAATAATTGGTTGCTAATCGGTAGATTATTGGAAGGTTATTAGAAGGTAAAAACCTATAACCCGCACTATTAAGGGATTTAATTGGAAGGTAATCGGTAGACTATTGGTAGATTTAAGCTAAAAATTAGTTTATTTTTAGTTAAATTAAACAAACTGGTCGAATTAGATTAGTTTGATAAAAGGAGTGTATGCATAATGAAAGTAATAGATATTTCAGCTTGGCAAGAAAATATTGATTGGGAAGCAGTAAAAAATGCTGGTATTGAGGGTGTAATAATTAAACTTGGAGAAGGGACAACACTTGATGAAATGTTTTTTGAACATGTTAATAATGCTGTAAATTACGGTTTAAAATATGGTGTATATTATTATGCTCATGCAAGTTCTATAGATGAGGCAAGACGTGAAGCTTATACAGTAGACCAATGGCTTAAAACATATATTCGTGGGGAAAATCCAGCATTAGGAATTTGGTATGATGCCGAAGATAATTCTATGCTTGAAGGTATAAATAACGTAGTTTATCCAATAGCAAACTTTATTCATACAATGCGTGAAATTGGATATAATTATGTGGGTTTATATAGTTCTTATAATTGGCTTATTAATGTTATAGACCTTGAACCATTACCAAAAGATGTTCCTATTTGGTCAGCCCAATATGGTTATTCAGAAAATAGCTTTGCTGTGGAAAATCCTAATCGTATATGTCGTATTTGGCAATATACAGATTGTGAACAAATAGGCGATATGAAGCTTGATTGTAACATTTACTATGAATAATAGAATAGATAATTTTTATTTAGTATTTAATAAAAGTCCTCCATATAATTGTTAATTTTTATTAATTATAAAGCTAACAAATGGAGGTCTTTTTATGGATAAATTTTTAAATAAAATAATTTTAGGTGATAGTTTAGAAGTATTAAGACAAATACCAGATAACAGTGTGGATGCTGTTATTACAGATCCACCATATGCTAGTGGTGGGAAAACTACAGGAGAAAAAAGTGCATTACCATCAATAAAATATGCAAAAAATAAAGTAGTACACAGACCAGATTTTGTAGGTGATACGAAAGACAGCCGTTCCTGGTTACATTGGTGTGTATTATGGATTGGTGAATGCCATCGAATTTTAAAAGATAATGGTTATTTTTTAATGTTTAGCGATTGGCGACAATTACCAACAGCAACAGATGCAGTACAAATGGCGGATTTAATTTGGCGTGGTGTTGTAGCATGGGATAAAGGATTATGTGCTAGAGCCCCACATAAAGGCTATTTTAGGCATCAATGCGAGTATATAGTTTGGGGAACTAAGGGAAAATGTAAAAAAGCAGTCCATGCTGGTCCTTATGCTGGCTGTTTACGATACCAGGTAATGCAAAAGGATAAATTTCATTTAACAGGTAAACCAACGGCTTTGATGGAAGAACTTGTAAAAATAACTCCTGAAGGAGGTATAATTTTAGACCCATTTGTAGGCAGTGGTACTACTGCAGTAGCAGCTAAAAAACAGAATCGTAATTTTATTGGAATAGAAAAAACGGAAGTATATTATAATATTGCATTAAATCGTTTAAAGGAGATATAACTATGAAAATTTTAGTATATTCAAGAAATCAATTGGCTGAATTAGACAAAAAACGTATTCAAGAAATTTTTATACAATCTAACTGCCCAAATGAAAGCTTAAAAAATACTTTTAATCGTTTTGCTTTTATGCAAGGAAATAATACAGTCTATTTTGATGATATTACTGTACAGAACAGACATAAAGCTATTGTTACAGAAATAGATGTTTAAAGGATATATTTATGTATGAATTATGGGAATTCTTACGGAAAAATGCTAAAAAAATTGTTATTTTTGGCGGTATTATTCTTCTGTGTTTGTTCATCGGTTTCATGTTCGGCGGAAGAGAAAACGTATCTAGTAACGGAGTCTCAATTAACGACGTTAGAACAGAACTTAGCAACGCTCAAGACGCAAAATCAGACATTGCAGACACAGCTTCAGATATCGCAGACACAAGTACAGGCATTGCAGAAACAGTCGGAAATCTTGCAAACTCAATCGATACAGCTACAGGAGCAAGTAAACACTTTGATGCAATCATTGATGAATGCACAGGAATTATTGAGCAAATACGAAAACAACCAGCTGAATAATGAAGATGATTATATTATTGGTGTAGGTGTTAATTCTGATGGTTTAGGTATGTATATATCTAAAAACAAAACATGGCTATATATAGATGAAGATACAGCCACGATAGGTTTACAATGTAGATTTTAGTTTTCTTTATAAAAATATAATAGCCCTATTATTTAGATAAAATGCTAATAATAGGGCTTATTTTTTTATATTATTTTGAAAACGTATTGACAAAATCAAAAATAAATGATATAATAAATATAGAAATTGAGAAAAGGAGGAAAAAAATATGCTAGATAAAATAGCAAAAATCGTTGGCATAATCTTAGCAATCCTGGAAATTGTTAAGACGCTCAAAGAGCTTTTCGATTAAGCCAACGATTTTTAACATGGTAGAGGGTTTTCCCTCTACCACAATTATAGCATATTAAAAACACTATGAAAACTTTAGATATTTTAATGTTTATTCTTGTGGTGGTAGCAATAAAAGATGTTAATACGTCTAATGGTATTTTAGATTGGCTTATTCTTATTGTTGCTATTATTTGGTTAGTATTATTTTTTGTTAGAAGGTGATTATATGACGGATAAAGCAAAATGGGGAGGAAAAAGAGAGGGCGCAGGTCGCCCTTTAACAGCGGGAGAAGTAAGAAAACAAAGACAGTTAAGAGCAACTGAAAAAGAATGGGAAATAATAAAAGAATTCGCCAAAATTTTAAAGAAAGATCCTAAAAGGGTTGAACGTATGATGAACATAGAATAA